GTTTGAATCAGTTGCAGTTGGTAGAACCATACGTAAGTAAGTACTACTCTGAAGCATGGATTCGCAAGAATGTCTTACATCAAACTGATGATGATATTGAACAGATCGATGAACAGATCGCAGAAGAAAAAGAAAAGATTGCTGAGAGACAAGCTGATCAACAAGAACGTGCAGCTGCTCAGGGATCAATGGATATGCAACCAGAACAACCCGAACAAGGAGCACCGCAATGAGTGAATCAGTAAGAAATTTAATTAACGCAATTTCCGCAGGAAGTGCGATTAATACAGAAGAAGCATTTAACTCAGCCATGGCTGAGAAAATTTCTGTTAAACTAGAAGCAATGCGCCAAGACGTTGCAGCTAATATGTTTGCAACAGAAGAAGTTGTTTCTGAAGAAACTGGTATGACCGATAAACATGCTAAACAAGCTGCGAAAGAAATTGCAAAAGCGCATAAACATCTAACAATTACTAGTATGGAAGGTGGACACCATGTTCACCATAAAGATGACGAAGATGGAAATGACCCAGATATTCGTGTGCATGCTGAAAAAGGAAAAATTCACCTAACTCAAGATCATGGTGGTGGTACAGGTCATGAACATAGTACCCACTCAGATGTAGCAAGTGCTGTTGCTCATGCTCAAAAACACCTTGTTGGTAATATACCGAAAGAAGTTTAATAGTGTCTAAATCCTTTAGCATGTTAAGATCTAAACTCTTCGAAAGTCTCGGAGTGTTGGACAAATACACATGCTACGACAGTAATGTAACTGTTGATAAGGATTACTCGTTGACCATCAATGGTCATAAGTTGGAAGAGAATTTTGAGAGTTTGGAAGAAGCGAAAACATACGCCAAACGATACGTTGAAAATCAAAAATTACTAGAAGATATTAATACGACAATACCAGAAGAAAAAGTAGCACATTATATTCGACAGTTTCATAATGTAGATAAAATTACAGATACGCTTATTGAATCATATATTGAACTTGCTTCTTCCAATTTATTTTCAGTTGACCCTGTTGTTGTTGCTATTAAAGAACGATCAGCAGTGGAGTTTAGCGGTAAACTAGAGTATCACTTAGCCGATGGTAACATCGTTGCAATAAATGAAGATACCCAAGAAACCCTAAATAACTTATTACAAGACAAACCAGAAATTGTTGATTACATGCGTGAGAGTAAAGACAATTTCATGAGAATACTAAGAGAGATCTAAAATGGCTGTTACCATAACAATTATCAAACGAACTCAACAAGAAGCTATCATTAAAGTTAGTGGTACTGGTGCTTGCACCATTCTTCTTGATGATCTAGTTTCTCATAATCAGATCGTAGAAGGCACTGATCAACGTGTTGATATCGTTGGAGCCGTTGTTACTGGTCTACTATCTTCTGCTATTACAGTTACTCGTAATGGCGTTGCTACTCTAGCGTTTGCTGGTGAGAACTCTGCAATCTTTGACTTTGAAGGTCAGGGTTTCCGTGATTCTAGCAACAATGACAAAGACATCGTTGTAACTATCGCTAATGCTGAAGGTCATATCTATCTTATACTGCGTAAAGTATCTGGTTATACTTCTACAGTTGAGACTGCTATATATGGTTCATATGATAACCCAAGCGCAGTTGGTGCTGTAACTAACGTAACTGGTAGTCCAGACTACGCAAGATAAGGATAAGACATGAAACTTATTAGAGAAGTTTACGACACAGTTAGTTTAGTTACTGAGGGCAATCTCGGTAAGGGTAAAAATTACTTTATTGAAGGTGTGTTCCTTCAATCAGAATTACAAAACCGCAATGGACGTATGTACCCAGAAAAGGTAATGGACAAAGAAGTCCAGCGTTATTGCGAAGAGTATATTGATAAAAATCGTGCTTATGGTGAGTTGGGTCACCCAGACAGTCCTTCAATCAACCTCGATCGTGTTTCACACATGATTGTTTCGTTGAGAAAAGAGGGAACCAACTACATCGGGAAAGCAAAAATTCTAGACACACCAATGGGTAAGATTGCAAAAGGTCTTCTTGATGGTGGCGCAAATCTTGGCGTTTCTAGTCGTGCACTTGGATCACTTAAAACAAATAATGAGGGTGTTCAAATTGTTCAAGACGATTTCATGCTGTCTACTGCAGCTGATATCGTAGCCGACCCTTCTGCTCCTGATGCTTTCGTTCGAGGCATTATGGAAGGACATGAGTGGGTTTTTGTTGATGGAAAATATGTGCAAAAGAATATAGAAGAAGTTAGATCAACGATCAAAAGAACTTCTTCTGCAGGTCTTAACGAAGCCAAGTTACGTGCTTTCCAGCACTTCTTGGGTAAAATTCGCTAAATAATAAATAATCAAATAGAACTCATCCAGTTAACAGGAGATACAGATGTCTATCGAAAGAAAAATCGCTGAATTACTCGCTGAAGCAAAAACGCTTCAAGAGGAAACAACAGAAGTCATAGTTGAAGAAACAACAGAAGAAGTTGTTGTTGAAGAAACAACAGAGGCTACAGAAGTTGCAACTGAAGAAGTTGTAGCTGAACAAGTTACAGAAGAAAAAGCTGCTCGTGAGATTACAGTTGACGTTACTGAAGACGTTGCTGCTCTTACAAATGGTGAAGACCTTTCTGAGGAATTCAAAACCAAAGCTGCTACAATCTTCGAAGCTGCAGTTATTACACGTGTAAAAAACGAAGTAACTAAACTGCAAGAAGAGTTTGATAATCAACTTAATGAAAAGGTTGAAGAATTCAAAGAGGGATTAGTTGAAAAAGTTGATGGATATCTCAACTACATAGTTGAGCAGTGGATTGCACAGAATGAGATTGCCCTTGAATCTGGTATGAAGTCTGAAATTCTTGAGAGTTTCGTCCAGGGACTTAAAGGTGTGTTCGAAGAACACTATATTGATGTTCCAGAAGAAAAATTTGATGTGCTAGGTGACATGCAAGAGAAACTTGAACAACTTGAATCAAAGTTGAACGAGACTGTTGCAACTAATGTTGACCTTACTAAGCAAATTAATGAACAGAAGCGTATTGCTTCTGTGATTGAAGCTGCAGATGGATTAGCTGATACTGATGTAGAAAAGTTCAAAGGTCTTGCCGAAGAACTTACATATGAAGATGCTGAGTCCTTCAAGAAGAAACTCCAGACAATTCGTGAAAATTACTTTACTAACAAATCAACTACATTAGTTGAGTCAGTAGTTACAGATTCTCCAGTTATCACTGAAGAATACAAAGCTGTTGATCCAACAATGAAGTCTTATTTGTCCGTTCTGAACTCCATTAAAAAATAATCTAAAAGGATTTAAAAATGACAACTCGTCAACAATTAATCGAAAAATGGTCACCAATCCTCAATCATGAGGGTGTGGCTCCTATCAAAGATAGCTATCGTAAAGAAGTTACAGCTGTTCTCCTAGAGAACACAGAGCGTGCATTGCGTGAAGAAAAATCCGCATTGTTCGAAACACATGCAAACGGCACTGGTGGCGCAATCGGCACACTCGGTGGTGGTTCTGCTGGTGATGGCGGTGGCGTTACTGGTTTCGACCCAGTATTGATCAGCTTGGTTCGTCGTTCTGCTCCACAGATGATCGCTTATGACATCTGCGGTGTTCAGCCAATGACACAACCAACTGGTTTGATCTTTGCAATGAAGAGCCGTTATGCTACACAAAATGGTACTGAAGCATTGTTCAACGAAGCAGACACAGATACTTCTGGTGCTTCTTCTCCTGTACATGCTGGTTCTAACCCATACGCTGGTAGTTATACTACTGGTGTTGGCCAAACTACTACTGATGCTGAAGCTGGTTCACGTTTCAACGAAATGGCATTCTCAATCGAGAAAACCAGCGTTGTTGCTAAGAGCCGTCAGTTGAAAGCAGAATACACAATCGAACTCGCACAAGACTTGAAATCAGTTCATGGTCTTGACGCTGAAGGCGAATTGTCTAACATTCTTTCTACAGAAATCTTGGCTGAGATCAATCGCGAAGTTATCCGTACAATCTACACCTCTGCTAAAGTTGGTGCACAACAAGGTACTGCTACTGCTGGTACTTTTGATTTGGACGTTGACTCTAATGGTCGTTGGTCTGTTGAGAAATTCAAAGGTCTCTTGTTCCAAATCGAACGTGAAGCAAACGCTATTGGCCAAGCAACACGTCGTGGCAAGGGTAACTTCATTGTTTGCTCAAGCGACGTAGCTTCTGCATTGGCAATGGCTGGTGTTCTTGACTATGCTCCAGCATTGTCTACAAACCTAAATGTTGACGAAACATCTACAGTGTTTGCTGGCGTGTTGAATGGTCGTTACAAAGTGTATGTTGATCCATATACCGTTGCAAACAATGCAGCTGGTACTGGCCAACAGTTCTTCATGGCTGGTTACAAAGGCTCTTCAGCTTTTGACGCTGGTGTGTTCTACTGCCCATACGTTCCACTTCAGTTGGTTCGTGCAGTTGACCCAACTACATTCCAACCAAAGATCGGTTTCAAGACTCGCTACGGCATGGTTGCAAACCCATTCACTTCGTTGGATGCAGCTGGCGATGGCTTGGCTTCTGGTAACAACTACTACTACCGTAAAGTTAAGGTTAACAACTTGATGTAATCCATCAAGTTAGGAAACCTACGGAAGATAGGTACTTAAAAGGGGGACAGAAATGTCTCCCTTTTTTTCTTTATAAATAACTGTATGAACACGATAACTACTACACCACCAAACATCAATCCATTGAATCCCAATGGGTATCGGTTCGCCATTCAGAAACTACCAGCACTAACGTATTTTTCTCAGCAGGTTAATCTGCCAGGAATTACGCTGGGTGAACCTGAATTTGCAAACCCATTTGCTTCTGTTCCTATCCCAGGAGACAGACTAACGTATGATGCTCTTACGCTAGAGTTTCTTGTCGATGAAGACATGAAGAACTACCTTGCTGTTTATAACTGGATTGTAGCACTTGGCTTTCCGCAAACTTATCAGCAATATATTAACTTGGTTAGCCAAGATGAAATAAGTGTGCTGAATGAACTTTCCACCAACTACTCTGATGGAACTTTGCAAATACTTGACAACAATAATCTTGTTTCTAGAACAGTACACTTTATTGATATGTTCCCAACATCTTTGGAATCTCTAACATTCCAATCTACCAACACTGATGTAAACTATCTTGTTGGAAGAGCAACCTTTCGCTTTTCTTATTACGAATTTGTAACATCTTGACATTTACAATGTTTTGAGGTATAATGGGTGAAAACACCCATGGAGTTATTATGAATATTGAACAGCTACAAGAAGAGTGGGACAACGATACCCATATAGACGACAACCATCTTGATCGTGAAGCGATCAGGACAAGTCAACTACATGCAAAATATCTACGTCATCTTATCCAATCAAAGTTAAAGTTGGCCAAGATGCGAGCAGATTACAATACATTGCGTCAGGCTAAGTTTCGCTACTATCGTGGTGAGATGGGTCGTGACGAATTATCGGAACGTGAGTGGAATCAATGGCAGGGTGTCAAACCACTTAAGAACGAGATGGATGAATTCCTTACAGGTGATTCCGATCTCAATTTGTTAAATACTAAAATCGAATACATCGCAACGATGGTATACATGCTTGAATCAGTTCTTACTCAGGTTAAGTCCAGAGACTGGCAGATTCGTTCAGCAGTTGATTTTAAGAAGTTTGTTGCTGGTGGCTAATGAAAATAACGATTGAAAAAGTAAACCATGTTCACCTAAGAGTTTTCTCAGATCCTTCTGTTGAACAAGAACTCTCAGATTTCTTTACCTATGAATATCCAGGTGCTAGGTTTACACCACAGTATAAAGCAAGACTGTGGGACGGCAAAGTCCGTATGTACGATATGTATCGCAAGTCTCTATACGTTGGTTTACTACGTTATGTTCAAGAGTTTGCAGAACGCAACAAGCATGAATTAGAATATGTCAATGACGTAGTCACTACCACTGATATAACACCAGAGCAGGTAATGGAATACGCTAAGTGGTTGAATCCGATGGGTCATGGCAAACCTATTGAGATTCGTGACTATCAGGTAGAAGCAGTAACAGAAGCGATTCGCAATGAACGCATTCTACTGCTATCTCCAACTGCCTCAGGCAAATCCTTTATCATCTACACAACAATGCGTCACCATCTAGAAGCTGGTCGCAAGTGTATCATTATCGTTCCAACAACATCACTGGTTGAGCAGTTGTTTGCAGACTTTGAAGACTACTCGTCTGCTAATGGTTGGAAACCTTCTTATCATTGCCAAAAACTTTACTCTGGTTTTAGTAAAGACTTTACCAAGGATGTTCTTATTACCACATGGCAGTCTGTCTATCTTCAACCCAAGTCATGGTTTCAAAACTTCGATGTAATCTTTGGAGATGAAGCACATCAGTTCAAAGCCAAGTCTCTTACCACTGTAATGGAAAAGATGGATCAGGTAAGATACCGAGTGGGAACAACAGGCACACTAGACAACAAGAAGATTCATCGACTAGTTCTTGAAGGTATGTTTGGTCCAGTGCACCGAGTAACCACTACCAAAGAGTTGATGGATACTAATCGACTTGCAACACTAAATATTACTTGTATACTGTTAAAGTACGATGACCCAACCAGACAGAGTAGGAACAAAAATTTGTATCAAGACGAGATGTCTTTCATTGTTTCTAATGAAAAACGCAACAATTTTATACGAAATTTGGCATTAAATTGCAAGGGTAATACCTTGGTCCTCTTTCAGTATGTAGAGAAACATGGAAAAGTATTGCATGATCTGATACAAAAAAAGGCTCATGATGGAAGAAAGATATTCTTTGTTTTCGGTGGTACTGCTACCAGTGATCGCGAAGCGATCCGACATATCACCGAAAGTGAATCAGACGCTATCATTATTGCTTCGTATGGAACTTTTTCAACTGGTATTAATATACCCTCTTTGGAGAATGTTATATTTGCGTCTCCAACAAAAAGCAAGATCCGTAACCTTCAATCAATAGGTCGTGGGTTACGACTTAAGAATGGCAAGACTGAATGCAATCTATACGACTTGGCAGACGACTTGCATTGGAAGTCATGGAAGAATCATACATTGAATCACTTTGCAGAACGTGTTAAAACCTACGCAGAAGAAAAATTCACATACAAGTTAGTGGAGGTAAACATATGATGCTAGAACCCGATCAAGAATATGTTATCATTAAGTTGGTAAGTGGTGAACAACTCATGGGTGTTTGTACAGAAGAAACTGACAATGATATAACTGTTATGTTTCCAATGGCACTACGCCAGTACCCAATACAAAGAGAAGATGGAACAATCGGTGAACAGGTAACTGGTGGTCCATTTTGCGCATTCGCTTCGGACAGAACATTTACTATCCCCAAAGCATCAGTAATGGTCAACAAGCCACTGCATGCTTTGTTGGTTCCATTCTATGTTCGTATGGTAAACCAGTATGAGAAGATGGTAGATGTTCCGCTGTCAATGTTCAATGATGAACAAGAAGAACAGGAAGTGCTCACCGTAAAGGATGTAGAGAAAGCAGTCGACCGACTTGCTGCTATCATGTATGGAGAAAAGAATCAAGACAATGATTCAGATGGTCATTTCGTAGAAGGTAATAACACTATACATTAATGATTATCAACCCTGACACTGTCAGTATACCTCAAGTCAAGTATGGAAGCAAGTTTAGAAGTAAAATAGTTTCCAACTTGACTTTTCTCATTGTTTACTCCATAATTACGGTTAGATCTCTTTGTGGATCGGAAAATATAAATGGCAAAAGCACACTACGTAAACAATGTTGAGTTTTACGAGGCGATTAAAGAATACCAAATCAAGGTACAAGAAGCAGAGGACTCTGGTAAACAGCGACCTCAGCTTACTAACTACCTTGGTGATTGTATCTTAAAAATTGCCACGCATCTCTCATACAAACCTAACTTCATTAACTACTCTTATCGTGATGAGATGATATCGGATGGGGTGGAAAACTGTCTTCAGTATTTCACCAACTTTGACCCTACCAAGTCAAAGAATCCTTTTGCATACTTTACGCAGATTATCTACTACGCTTTCCTTCGTCGTATAGCAAAGGAAAAGAAGCAGACATTCATTAAGAATAAAATTATCATGGAGATGCCGTACGATGCTTTTGAATTGCAAGGACATGATGAAGATGGTGCGTATGCAAATGCGTACTTAGACTTCTTACAAAACAACAGTGACTTTGAAGATCCGTATGCCAAAAAGAAAGCCAAGAAACTTGCTGCTGCAAAAGCCAAGACACTTGAGAACTTCATGGACTCGGATGAAATTATAATGGATGATAACAATGAGTCGGGAACTTAGAGATTTAATACGCAGCGTTAGCTCTGGAGCGTATCCAGCAATACGCAGAAGAAGAATTAGAAAATCCTATCGTCCAAAAAGACGAACACTTAAGAAGTGGTCATGGGACGCAACTGATGGCAATTTTAACTATGGAAGCATTATGGAAAACAATGAGAAGATTTTTCTTGGCGTAAGTGATTTTGATGATCTTATTACATCAGACATTCTAAAGAAACGTGTCGATGCCAATAAGAAAACTGTTCATCGTGACACAACTGTTCTTTGCAATCGTGAACACTGGGCTGAGTGGGCAGAGAATGAATACGCAGATACCCTTTATGTTCAGGGTAACTCGTCTGGTGGTTTCATTATCTTCGAAGAAGATCTAAACTATATTACTTACAGTGTTGACAGCAACACAACAACTGTTCGTGCTTTCGGTGACATTGAGTTTTGCGAAAATGTTATTGCAACTGTTGAAGAACAATTTGATATTGTCACATCACATGTTGAGTGGATCTACTCTAGCGATGGCAACTCTGTCAACGTACCACTGAATCGTGATCGTCTACCTGTTGAAGAGATGTATCCGTTTCTCAAAGGTGAGGCACTTGAGTCATACTACAATCGTTATCTCGAATCATCAGCAAACATTCTGTTGTTGATTGGTCCTCCAGGAACTGGTAAGACTACATTCATTCGTGGATTGCTTGCCATGACAAACTCATCTGCCATCGTTTCATACGATTCTGCGATTCTTGAGAAAGATAGTTTCTTTGCAAGATTTATTGAAGGCGATGAAACAATCATGGTGTTGGAAGATAGCGATACATTCTTAAAGTCACGCAGTGATGGCAACACGATGATGCACCGATTCCTAAATGTAGGTGATGGTCTTGTTACTACCAAAGGTAAGAAGATGATCTTTTCTACCAACCTTCCAAGTATCCGTGACATTGACTCTGCGTTGGTTCGTCCAGGTCGTTGCTTTGATATCATTACCTTTGATACTTTGAAACAGGATGAAGCTGAGTTGCTTGCAAAGCGATTAGATGTTAAACTTGATGGTACGCAAGACAAGTGGTCTATTGCTGAAGTATTCAACAAGCAGACCAATAAACCTAAAGACAGAAAGATGGGGTTCGTTTGAGAGTAGCCATTATCACAGACCAGCATTTTGGTGCACGTAATGACAGTCAGGCATTCCTTGACTTTTACGAAAAATTCTATGACAATACTTTCTTTCCAACACTAGAAGAACATGAGATCAATACTGTTCTCATACTTGGTGATACCTTTGATAGACGTAAGTATGTAAACTTCTATTCGCTGGGTCGTGCCAAGAAGATGTTCTTTGATAAGTTGGCAGAAAAAGATATTGATGTTATCATGATTGCAGGTAACCATGACACATACTTTAAGAACACCAATGAAGTCAACTCGCCTGAGTTGCTATTAAAAGAATACAAGAACATTCAAATCATCGATGAGGCAGTTACTCTCGATGTTCATGGTACTGAAGTTTGTTTCGTGCCATGGGTATGTACTGACAATTTTGAACACAGTATGCAAACTATGAAAGACACCAGTGCAGAAATCTGTATGGGTCACTTCGAGATTGCTGGTTTTGCAATGTATAGAGGAATGCAAAGTAATGAAGGATTCACAACCGACACTTTTAAAAAGTTTGATATGGTATTCAGCGGTCATTATCATCACCGTAGTAATGATGGTCATATCTATTACCTC